TCTCGCAAAAGAACGTCCGATGAATGGCTATCTTCCCTAAAAGTATTGCGCACAATTTTAACTAACTTAAAATCGTAATAGCGAAGCAATCTTAGTTCATTCGGAAACCTAACATCATCAATGCAAATTAAAGTTTGTGCATGAATGATCTTTTGTTCAGCAATTCTTACCCATATATCAGGATCAATGAGATTCCGTCCCCACTCAGTCCCAAGTGTTCTGGCAAGGTGCCTATAGCTAGCGCCAAGAACTTCAATGTTTTGTTCTTTGCCTTCATTCAAAAACCAATGAATTTCATTGTAAGAATATCCACTAGAGTGAAGCAATCTCTCAATCATAAATCTGAGAGGATCTGCAAATGAGATCTTCATGTAATCAAAGTTGTCTACCAAGAATTTTGCAGCAGTGCTCTTGCCTTGCTGGGGTGTAGACGACCAAAAAGCAATGTTTCTCATTGTTAAGTCGCTTCGTATATGTAGAAGTTAATTGCAAAGTCTGACTCTTGCACTGGTCTAGTGCTCGAATAGAAAAACGGATCAAACCAAGTGTTTTCTATCTCAGTGCAAGCATCAAGATAGTCTTGGTCGATGTTATCTACGCATTTCAAGCTGGCAGCTTGAATGGGCAAATCTAAGTTCTTGAGTTTAGCTTCAGCTAACCTAAGCCAAAACAGCAACTTGCTACCAAGCGTGGTGAATGGCCCTTTCTTGCAGGTCTCCCAGGCCCAGTCAGAAACCATGTTCTGTCTTTGAGTTTGGCAAAAAACCTGCCAAGCAAAAATACCGTGCTCCATGCCAACAGCTTCCTGGACGGGTTCAAGCTCCCAATCCAGTTCTCTGGGGCAATCAAGCTTCCAGTTGTCGTATCCTTGTATCATGGCGTGAATGTGGCCTTGTAGTTGAGCAGACCCATCCTACCACTCACCCTGTTGGATGCAAGACAAGAAAACCGCTCCAGGGCCAGCCAACTCTTTTGCACACTTAATAGCCGCAGAAAGACTGGAGGCAACAACGTTAAAAGTTGCATGGCCAAAGGTCACTGAATAGCTTTTCATTGAAGAGACTGCGCTTTTCTGATACATTCAGCAATTAAACGAGATTTTTGCTTTTGACAAACTTCAACAGACAGGTTGTCAAGCTTGCCGATAGCGATTACCTCAAGCAAGTGATTTACCTTGACGCACCTCAGGTTAAGGCACCTGTCCATAGAAGAGAAGAAGCCGTAGTACCAACGAAATTTGCCAAGATTGTTTACAGGCCCCAGCAAAGTTGTATGCGGTCCCTGCTTTGCTGGCCAATTCAATCCTTTGACTTGAATTACAGTGTCCATTGACGATTCCTCAATTCATTCCTGCAGGCTTTGACGAGCTGAGCATTGTGGCCATGGCCAGCAGCATGGTACTTCAAATCACAAGTTGAAAGTAACTTTGCTTTCTGACGATGAAATTTCCATTGCTGGCTGCGCAGTTGAAGCCGATTGCATTGCTCAATAATCCAGTCAATCATGGGGAAAATTTTTTGTCGAATTGAGTTTTTGATGGCTAATTTTGCCAGAATTGACGAGTGATGCCCGGATGCGCTCCGGGCGGGCGGTGGTGGGGTCAGGCAGCGGCCAGGGCCTCCTCCTCTGGCATGAGACGGCCTAGCTCGCGCCAAGCATCCTCATGGGTGCCACAGGGCGCGTGCCAGCCCTCCAGGCCCACAGGAGAGTCTTCCTCCTGCAGCTCTTCCCAGCCAGCCTGGTGGCGAATCTTTTCGATCTCCAGCAGGCGCCAGTAGGCATTGGCCCAGCCCAGGAACTGGGCATCGCTCCAGTAACAGAGGCCTCGATCAAAGCCGGGAAGATGCACCCAGTAGGTCTGCTCGCCTAGGCCAGTAACATGCGAACGAGGTTGATAGCCCGCAGCTTCGCAAGCTGCAAGCGCTTGATCAACAGTGTTGAAAGTCATTGGTTCAGCCTTTAGGAAATTCGGTGTACTCTTTAACGTAGTGAGGGAAAGCGTCAAGAAGTATCTTGTAATTTTTTGGATCTGCGGCGACCATGGCATCAGCAAGTTTCGATATGAAATTGCCGCCATACCGACGCATATTGTCCACAAGGGGGAATTTAGGTGTCATAGCAGTGAATGGATGTAGCGCTGTCTTGCAGCTTATCAATCTTATAGAGCGGACTGGGCATCTGTCAAGCTTTGCCGTCCAGCAGAGATACGAGTCATCAGTTTTCAGTTCCAACCCATTGGGTTTCCCATTGGGGATAGGCCTTCCCAGTTGGCTGTATGCCACAATCCGTCCACTTAAGCTGCTTAACAAATGCAAGGTCCAGCATTTCATCGAAACTGGAAGGAATCATCTTTCCACCATAGGGTGCGTCTTTGTTAATCATTACATAATACTTGTATTTTGTTGGGTTGTACTTGTTTCTGAATTTTACGAAATAATCTTGGCACCGAATAAAAAAAGCTTCAAATGCGCTAAGCTTTTTTTCTTGTGCTGCTTGAATGTAGTATTCACGAGCGCCTAGTCTGCAGAAAGTTTCAATAAAATGAGAACCCTCTGGCTTGAGAATCCAGATGAAAACATGGTCTTCAGGAACACATGAAAGCGCATACTTGTCGTCAAGCGCAACTGATGTCCAATTTTGTTGAACTTCAGTTTCAGCTTCAATCATCATCTTGTCATGAAAATTGAACAAGTAGTGATCAAAGCGTTCGCGTTCGGCTTGGCTCGGGAGGGGGTCGCTGGTTTGCTGAGGCATGACTGGTTTAAGTGGACCTAGGCATCCTATCAAAACGCTGGGCCTATAGCAAGCCGAATTGGCGATTCATAACAAAACTTATTTTACAGGTCTGGAACAGGCGGTAGCATAAGGCACGGATAGAGACAGCGATCTGCCAGCCGCGACCAGTTATCCAACACACGATACAGCGGCTCGAATGGCTCTGTCATAACATAACCTCCTTTCGAGTAAGGACAAAGCCAATTAGCTACAAGGTTGTCAACGTAAATTCTTGGATACTCGTATCGAGTTCCAATCCAAATTACACCACTATCGACTGGCCTTGTTTTTTCCATGCACCTTACAAAGGGATAGAATGCACCTTCAAGAGCAAACTTGTGAATCGTGTACATTCCACCCCAAGCAAGCTGGGAAAAATTTTTTGCATTTTCAGAAAAATACTCCTCTGACAGGAATTTTAGCTTGCAGTATTTTTGAATCTCAAACTCAGAAGCATAGCAATCTTTTATTCTGACAAGCAATGTTCGATCAGGGCACAACGCTTTCTTGCACAATGCAAAACGATTATCGGTTTGGCTTGCGGTAAACATCGGCCAACCATGCTTATTGATTTTTTCGTGATACCTTACAGCTCTTGCCATGGTTTTGCTTCTTTGAAAGGGTATCGCTCTTGATATTCTTTTATTTCCTTAATGTTGTAAGTAGCTACAATAGTTCTCAAAAGATAACTATTGAGTCCCGTTGAATATTTTGCAGGGTCCAGCAGGTTAAGCCAGTCCAACATTTCTTTTGATTTCTTGGCACATAAAGACCAGTATCTCCGAAGAGAAGCCGCTTCCTGAGGCGCAACAGTTTTTGCAACCATGCCGGAGTAAGGACATATAAACTCAGAGACACCTGGAGCGCCATACCCTCTTACGCAGTAAAGTTTATACCATTTGTATTTAGCCCTGCTGGAAGCTTTTTTGATTTGAATAGATAACTTCATTTTTATATTATAGATTGCTCTGTGTTTCCAGTGATGAGTGCCAATCCAGGGTGATTTCGGTGCTGGCTGGTCAGGCGGGACAATAGTGATTTTGAACGGAAATCGCTTCTTTCCCTTTACTGTCCTCGCCACCTTGCAGAAAACATCGACGAGCAATAGGATACCGCTTATGAGGTCGTCTTCTTACCAATTCACGATCCTTCGAGGCGGGGATACCCCTGTCCTAGGAGTTTTGCGCGATTGGCGGGGAGGCAACGAAACTGCTCTTCAGCACCTAGAGAAAGCCTACCCAGATTGGACTCAAATCACAATCCAAAGAATCAATGGGCCTGCCACTAAGTCAGCCAGACGAAGAAGAAATTCTAGGCGCTTACAAAAAAACAGAACTAGCCATCAATCAGTGTGTAGCATCATTCGAGACTCTTGTAGCCGTACTTGAGCAAAAAATTGCCTGCCTAGACGAAAGCTCAAAAAAAGAGCTAGGGAACTCTTTTGCTATGATCGGCTCTAGTATGTTTCGGCTTGGCGTTCTTCGCTATAAAGTAGAAAAAGCCGGCCTGCATGAAAGAAAGTTTCGAGCTAGGAGTTCCACTCCTCTACCGCCTTAGAAATTGCTTTTTTATACGAAACTCTTTTGATAACAAGCGCAGTCATCCGCAAAGAAACCACCAGCTTCAGGGAAGCCCATACCACACTTGCCATGTTCCCAATGATTACAGCTAATGCAATTAAGCCGTGGCTCTTTCGCAATCGCTGAATCATCGCCCAGCAGAATAGTGCAAATTTTATCGACGGCCTGTAATTGTTTATATCGCAACTGAGAGATTTCGTATGTGGTCTCACGGTTTCCGCAGCTCAAGCAATGCTTGCGCCTGCGTATCGCGTTGTTGTTAAATCGTGTTTCAATGACTCGCAATTCTTTAGCGCCGCAGTTCAAGCAGGTGAACGGGAGGTGATCTCGGGCGATGTCGATGGGCCTCCGTTCACAGGACATTTTGAGGCACTCCATTTGCGAGTCAACGGCAAATCTAGCGTCAAAGTCTATTTCGCTATTGATGGCAGTTATTGTCAACAACATACTTGGCTGCTGCCGATGTATCTGCATCGCGACCAGACGCTGGACGGCTCGCATCAAAGCTGTAGTCAACTGCCGCTTTTCTGGCTGGAGCAGCATCAACATTCATTTTGCGCAACTCGCAAAATCGCTGACCATACATGACTGGATCAATAGATTGAGCCATAGATGGCGCTGAAAGCATTAGCAGAATTACAATAAGTTTCATTTGATTTCAGGTAATTTAAGATTAGTTTGTGTGTGCTGGGTTTTTCTTAAGGCGCTGGAGATTTGATCCAAACGATCTTCCAGTTCGCCCAGATAGTTAAACAATCGTTCATAAACTAAGCCTTCGTTTTTCATTAGTCGCTTAGCTACGCGCTTGCCTGGATCAGTCAAATTTACTGAATCGAGTACGCGCTGTTTTGCTGATTTGAATAGTCTCATGGTTGGCTAAAATAAGTCAGTTAAATCAGGTTTTTTGTAGTTTGGCCCCTTCATAACTTTGCCGGAAGCATTGTAAATGGGCTTGCCATTGTCATCTAGTTTGCTCATGTTAGAAGCATGAACCCTGTCAAGAGCTGCTTCAAGGTCAACGTTCAAAAAAGCCGCCATTTGATAGCAAACATAAACTAAGTCCGCAAGCTCCTTGAGAGCATGGGCCTTTGCTGCCCTGCTGGGCACAGCCGTCCACTCTTCAATGGCTTCTTTGAACTCATCAGCTTCTTCTTGAATTAAGCCAAGCTGCATACTAAGCCTGGAAATATCTTCAAACTTAATCGCAGCCTCTGGATGAAGACTGGGTTGTGCAAATTTACGGCGAAATTCCAGCGCTTGAGAAAGATGTGTCATAGCAAAAGGAAAAGAAAAGCCCCGTGTAATCCAGGGCTAATTAACAAAAGCCAGCAAAAATCAAAGATCTAGTTCGCTGTCCTCATCCGTTTCGTCAAAGTCAAGGTCAAGCTCTTCAGAGGAGACGTACTCGTCAGGATCAGCCGCAAAGATAGTGATTTTGCCTTTTTCGGCTTCAATGCGGACGCGGGAATCAAGCTCGGCGCCAAATGGGAAGCCGGCGATCGTGGTGTAGCGGCCACCAACAACAATGTTACCAGTCTTGCCAATCTTGATGATCGGTTGACGATTGCTGCGACGATTGCTGCGAATCGGAGGAGCAAGCTTGGTGCCTTGAGCTGCCAGCAACGCTTGCATGTAAGCAAACGTATCAGAGGTAGCCACTCGAACTTCCACTTCACCAGTGGCAGTTGTGGTGAACTCTGAATAGTAGCCACAGGCATGGGCAACCTTGTCGATAGGCGCTCCCTCCATTTCGGAAGTGATTTTCAGCAGCATCTCGGGAGAGACGGGCGTTCCCTTCTTACTGGTTGTAGCAGGCGCTTTTTTCTCGGTAACTTCAGGCATTGGATCGGGGGTGACAGTGGGTTCAGCCGCTTCAGCGGTGTTCTTTCGGCGGGGCAACGTGAAAACTCGTTGACGACTGGCCCATCGTAGCTTGAAATCTCCAAATGCGCAAGCCAACCGGCTCACTTTTCTTAAAGAGGCCACCAGGGGCGTAAATACAGGAATGAAACCTGCTGGTCGGTTGGAGCTGACTGCCACCATTGGACCCCACCAGGAACACGAGAGCACTTGTCGTCTACTAGAACATTCGCTTTTACAGCGGCGTCAAGCACGGCACCTTGCAAGTTGTCAACATCTGATCTGCCATGACCATGAAATTCAAAGCCAGCAAGAGCGTACTCAAGGGGCGGCGACCCAGCCCATTGCAGCGTCAGCGATGCCTGGGCGGCCTTGAGCCAGGCCCTGTACTTCGCTGAGGTAAACGACCTGCCCATACCCTGTCTGGGGCGTTCCTTGGGCTGTAGAGGGCCATCGAGACGAAGCGTGATCCAGTCATTCGTCCCATCCGGCCCCGGCTGCAAAAGAATCATCATCATGTTCTGGATTCCCTGACCCCGATGGATTCTCACTTTCACAGCGACGAACGAGTTTTAATGCTAACAGCTTGGCCTTGCCATAGCCAAGCCTCGCGTACAAGCTATCTGAAAGCTGATCAAGCTGGAAATCCGTAGGGTTCTGATAGGTCTTGATAGGCTTCAGAATTGCCTGTTTTTCTTCAAAACCCTCTCCGTAGTAACAAGCTTGGACTGTCTTATACTTTCTGTCCCAGCCAATATCGTTGAGAAGGCTGGGCTCTGTCTTGTAAATAAATCGCGCCCATCTGTAGGATAAAATTTTTGTTTTCTTGGGTAGCTTTTTATTATAGTAGATCATATACATTATGCGACGAAACTCGAAGTAATCCTGAGGAAACTGAAATTCAGGATCTTGCTCTCTGAGCCATTTAATAAATTGATGTGCGTATTTACTCTTTGACTTTTCCTTGAGAGAAGACTTTACAACATTTGCCGTGAATCCATTGAGATCTTTAATTCCTAACCCATAGTAAACGCTTTGGAGAAAGTCTTTAATACCCTTTAACTCAATTTCTTTGTTCTTTAGAGTTGTATATTTAAGATACACTTTTGCTTCGGCAATCTGAAGCATTGCCATAAAAAAAGGCTCCGAATCTTGGCCCGCCATGACGGTGCCAAGATGAAGCCTTGCCTGTTCAATTAGCATCGCCCCGTAATGGGGATCGCTTTTATTTAACATTGCTAGGGGACTTACTGGCGATCACCCTTGATGATGCCACAGCGAGCATGGATACTCAGGAACCACATCATCTCAATCAAGACTCCAGACTCTAAGCGCTTCTGGCCAGAACGAAGCTGGAAATTACCGCACGGCCCGAGCAGTAATCCTGTCAGCGCTAAGGAGAGGGTGACATTGGCTGCTATGTAAGCCGATGCCATGCCCCTGTTTGCTAGAAGGGCAGCTCTTCCTCTTCTACTGGGGCTGCTGGGCGGGACTTGGCGGCTGGTTTGCGAGCCCCACTATTAGGGCTGCCACCGCCGGAAGCGTTCCCAAAGGCAGCTCCTTCTTTTTTGGAGCCCAAAAAAGTGAAACTTTGGCACCTCAAAACCATTTTGCTTTTCTGTTCGCCATCCTTTTCCCATGTTTCCTGCTGAAGCTCTCCACTAACAATTAGCTGAGAACCTTTGCGAACATAGTCAGCAATGGTCTGTGCTGGCTTGCCCCACACCTTGACGGACACCCACATGGTTTCACCTTTGTAGTCTTCAACAGCAATGCTGAAATTAGCAACAGTTTTGCCATCGTCAAAATAACGAAGCTCAGGATCTCTCCCAACATTGCCGCTGAAGGTGCAGTTATTAAAAGATGCCATTTGTTGTAAAGAAGTTGTGGTTGAGATTAGAACTCTGGTCCATCATCGTCTGCAAAGTCAAGAATGTCAAGCCTTTCCTCAAGATTGGCAGTCGGAAGGCTGGGGCGGAATCGCGCTTCACCAGCCATTTTTGGCGGAAGGGTGTAACAAGCATCCTTCAGGTAAATTTGACAGTATTTGCCGCCACCAGCTTCCTTCCGCCTTTCACTAATTGAAGTCACACAGCCAAACATTGTTATATAATCGCCATTGTTAATGTATTCTTCAATTGGCCTAATTTTTCTGCCATAAAATCTTGAAGATACATAATGAACCTCCTTGCCAGCAGTAGCAACGCGGAGGGTTATTTCGGTGTACCTCCCATAATTACCTTCCTTGATGGACGGCTGTTCCGTAACGTAACCGTCAAAACTCGCTGAAATCATTGAGTGACTCGCTTTGATTTAATTTTGCCAATGGCCTGGGGAAGACGGAGTTTTCAAGTTCTTTGTAAACACCAAACCTTTCGATAAACTCGTTAACGCCTTCTCTGATCTCCTCGATTGACATTAAGTGCAAAAATGGTTCGCACCAGTCATAGCAGATACAAATCGCAGCCTGCTCAATAGGCGGAAAATCATCACCAGCAAGTTCAATGTTGTGGCCAAGGACGTAAGAAGCAAGCTGCACCTTTGCCTCTGAATAGCGACTGATCGGACGAGGTTTTTTCTGAACGCCTTTCTCAAGGCAGGACCTTGCGCTTTTCCAATCAAAAACCGTGTATTTTCCCTCAAACCAGCATCGATTATCTGGAGTGCCAGCAAATCCATGGCGACAATAAATAGGCTGTTCAACTATGAAACTGCTTTGCTCAAGGCCAGGCCATAAAGAGTCTGGTCCATTTTGCGTTTTGATTTCCTCAAGAAGAGGCATGAGATAATTGAGATAGCCAGGAATGTTATGCGACATCAATTCTTCAACTGAAGGCGCTTCAGCTGAATGAACATACTGATCTCCAAGCAAGCACATCTCAATTTCAGCGTGAATTAAAATTCCACGCTTTTGCCCTCTTGCAAGAATTTCTGACGCATCTGGTTCATTATTCTGCCACCAAGTCAGACCCTTATGTTTGTCTGGATGGAAAAGTGGCATCGTCTCACCAAGGATTGTTGAAACCCTGGCATATTCAAGTTCATCTTTTTCGTAAAAACGATGTTCGCCTGGCATCAGCCTATTGCCTCACTAGCCGCTTTTTGCAAGTCTGCGGTTGATTGTGCTATCTCCTTTGAGACAATTTGAATTACTTGATCGCCCTTGGTATTTTGCCCAAGATTAAGCTTTTCTGCATATTCGGGAGTCAGCTTTTCGAGAAGTTTTGGCCGCAAGGAATCCTTTACATCTTCAAATTCAGTGATCTGAAGAATTGCCTTAAGTGTTTTGATGCCATCAGAGTTGATTCCAACTTGCTCCATTTTAGCCAACAAAGTATCAGCGAACTTTTGAGCCACCTTCTCAGATTGAGAAACTTGCTCAAGATTGAGAGGCTTGTCTTCTACGTTGCGTTGCTCTTTGTCATACAAAGCAAGGCCGAACTGATTGCCGAAAGTCATCAGAGCCCGCTTCATTGCATCAGTTGCGGCCTCCTTGACTGCAGATTCATGCGCTTGGCCAAGATCAACGTCAATGCCATGGCCGGCGCCAACACCTTCCCTTTTGATTCCGTTTACATTTACTCGGATGCTGGCGACATAAGAGACCCCCCAGCCAGCCTTTTGATCCCGACCAATCTTGCGTTCCCGCTCAGAGACACACTTTAGTTCAATGATTTCTTGATCCCAAGAACCAAAGCCAAAGATACGATTAGCCTCGCTAATTGCGTACCAGCCTTCGATATAGGAAAGATTTCTGCCGCTCTGGCTTCTGGTTCTTACGGCTTGGCTAGAAAGAGGTTCTTGCAGCTCCTGGAGCTGCTTGTCGCTAAAAGCTGTTGGGTTCATAGTTGCGGAGCGCTGCTCCGAATTGGTTGACGACCGCCAGTCTATCATGCTGTTGACCTTGCAGCAAGCCTTGTGAGCACGAAAGGGGCCACCAACTTAAACAGAATCTTACGGATTACCGCAAAGCTTCTGTTTGAAAAGGGGGAAGACGCTCCATCAGTGGCGAACCTTCTCCAAGGCTTCGTCAACCCTGGCATGGTCCGGGACTGGTACGAACGGTATTGCGAAGTCAATGGCCTTCCTGGCTCAGTCAACAGCAAAAAAACGCACCGCCGAATGCCGATGCCGCCAATTGATTTCCAAGCGATCGAGATACAAAAATTAGAAGAATTGCTTGAAGTTCCACCAGGGATGGACTTTGGCGACACGCCAGAGCCGGAGTGGTGAGGAAGCGCTAGGCTTTCAAAGCTGGACCGAAGGCAAGAGCCCGGGCCCAGCAGCAAAACCCCTTCAGAAGATTGGATTATGGACGGCGTGCCAAAAATGCCAGCGGATGTTGTTGCGTTGCTCAAGGATATGGCGAAGATTCGTCATACAATTCTCGAAAATGCACCGCAATGCCTACCGCTTCTTGCCCCGGCCTTTGTTGATGCCGAACAACGGATCTACGCTATCTTGAGCCACTGATTCTTTGGCAGCAGTTTTGGCTCGATTCCTGACTCTGACGCTCTGCTTCTCTTTGTTGATCTGCTGCATTTTTTCTTTGAGTCGATCGGCTTCGTAATCAGGCTGCCGATTCCTCATTTTTTGAAGAGTTTCTTGGTAGCCAGGACTTTCAAGTTCTGGAAACTTTTCAAAAATACTGGTCCAGTTAGGCTGCGGCATTACAAGGGATACTTTTCAAAAATAACAGAACTTTTAAGGTCAATGCAACATTGGAGTGTGCCGCACATTCCATGTCTATTTTTGGCAACAGAAATGGCTATCTCATATTCATCTTTTTCCTGGTCATAGTAATTAGGCCTAAGCAGGAACATTACAATATCAGCGTCCTCTTCGATCCTACCAGAAGCGCGAAGGTCTGCCATGTTGGGCATCTTATCGCTTCTGTTTTCCACTCCTCTATTGACTTGGCTTAGCAGAAAAATATCTATGCCGATGTTTGTGGCAAGTTTTTTCAAAGCTCTCGTAACATTACCTATATTAGAAGCCTCCGTATTCTGAGCATCGCCAGAACAGCCTTCTACAAGTTGCAAGTAATCAATGAAAACAGCGGAAAGATTTTTCCTGGTTTTTGCAAGAAGCCTGATCTTAGCGGAAATTGTGTCGATAGCTTCAGATGTATCAAAAATATGCAATCTTTTTACTAACTGAGAATCAGAATAGCTTTCAAGCCTTGCCCTCTGAGCAGATGTATAAGTTCTGAGCCTAAGGTTGTTAGAGCGAATGGGATCGACAAGTTGTTTCTGATAGCTCAAATTCATATAATCAAGACATGCAATGGATTTATATTGCACTTGCTTTTTCGACATCTCTAAACTAAAAAAAGCAGCATCGCAGTAAGTGTCGGCCAGCACGGTTGCAAGGTGAATCGCAAATGTACTTTTTCCCATCCCAGGCCTTGCAGCTATCACCACCAACCGACCTGAATATGGTGAATTCCTTTTTGCAACACCACCTTGTATCGCTCCATCAAGTACATTGATACCAGTGGGAATTGCAATATCTCCGGGCAGTGGCGAAAGTGCCTCATTGAGAGATGACTGCCAATCGTCGTCCCTTTTATCAAAAGTTGAAGCGTTAAACCATATCTCTTGCTGACTTTCTATTAAAGAAGGAATATCTTCTTCAAAGACTTTTTGATCTGGAACGCCAGCAAGGATGGTAATTATTTTCTCTGCATTGATCTTAAGGCTTGCTCTTGCAAGCTTAACCCTCCAGAGAGGTATAACAGAATAGAAAGATTCAATGCTAAAAAACATCGAAGGAGACTTTGCGACTTCTTCAACATGTTCACTTTCATCTTGATAGCCCATTGACAGAAGCAATTTTTCTGCCATCACAGAAATGCTTCCAGGTACTATTAAAGATGACTTGACCGAATCAAGTGCAATTTTCTTTATTATATGAAAAAGCGCTTTCTTGTGTGTTTCGGCAAACCATTCTTGATCTACTTGAGTTACAAGTTCACATAGCCCTGCTGGAGATCCTTGTTCATTTTCAAGATAAAAAATACAAGACGAAAGAAATGAGTCTTCTATCTCATTAGTATCCCAAGTATTCATCTGGGATACGATTGCAGAAATCTCTTCGCTCATTTAATTCAAAGTGTAGATGATAGGCGACATTACTGGTCTGCCTTGATTTAATATTTTAGTTGCTATGCCGTTTTCTTTTGCAAGTTTCTCAATAGTATCCTTGTGTCCAGCAAACCCAAGTGATTGCCAATTTCTTTCGGAAACATATTCGCAATAAAATTCAAGAACTCCAGCATCCCTTGCATACTCAAGAGCACGCATGGTTGAACTTGTAAGCTCTGGCTTGAGTTTGTATTTTTTTTGTCTTCTATCAAGCCATTGCAACAGATGCTCACGATAAGGATTCAGCCACTCAGGCAGTTCTACCCCTGCTGGAGGCTGTTTTGGCTGCTGGGGGGATATAGGGGGGTTTTTATTGTTCATTGGTTCTTGTTCAATGGTTCTTGTTCGTGTGTCACCCTGACAGGGGGCCCCTTCCTGTGTGACATGGGGGGCTTGTCCGACTGACAGGGGGTAGTGTCCCCCTGACACGGGGGGTGGAGTGGGGCGAGCCTCGTCGCCAACCGGAAGACCGTCCCAAATCATTAAGCGATATAAATTTGTTTTTTGGCCAAGTTCATCATATCTCGGAATTTTTTCTATGAGATTTTTCTCGACAAGCCCTGCAATCGACCTGATGACAGAACTTTTACTGATTCCGGCGCAAGCCGCAATAGTGCTTTGACTAGGGAAAACGTCATCGCCCTGTCCAGCTCCACTAGCAAAATGCTGGAGAATGAGCAAAACACAAAGTTCGTGACAAGACAACCAACCAAGCCGTCGCTTTTGTTTTTCAATAATCCAATTTGGTAAAGCAGTAAAAGTCTGCTGAGCCTTAATACGCGCCATTTGCTTTACTGCTGGCAAATCAGTTTTCTTGCGTATTTGAAATTTCAGCCAAATGCTTTTCAAGCCAAGCTTCAAGCGCAATTGTCACTTCACCGGAAATGCTCCGATGGTGAGCAGCGGCCAATATACGCAGCTTTTGTCGCGTTTTTTCTTCAATTCCAACTACAAGACGGGGAAGCGGGGTTGGCATAAAATCTGTGGTGAACGCACCAATGGTAGCATGGGGGAGCCAGGGGGGAGGCACTCGGGTGCAATTAAGGGCAAAGCGTTGAGATGCCTCGTCAACCCGCCTGCTGGAGCCTCCGCCTTGCTGGCCAAGGAATGAGTGCCTAATGCTGCCTCAGGCCTCTTCCTGGCCCTGCTGGAGGGGTCTGGTGAAGCGCCAGTAGTGGGGATTCTTCGCCTGTGGCAGGTGCCAGGCAGAAGGTCTCTTGCATTTTATTGACAGCTCGGCATATAAACTGTAGAATCTTGAAGCTTTCTATTCACCAAGCGAATGTCAGCATTCAACAAAAGCACTGAACTGAGAATTGGAGACAGCGTTTACGCTAGATTTTTTGGCGAAGATCTGCTTATAATCGAAGACATTGCTCAGGTTGCGTCAAGGTTTCCCCATTACTTGTGCTATCTCAGGGGAGAGAAATATTTGATTCCTAAAATTCACCTTTCTACTAGATCTCTGCTTGTTGACACTGGAGCCGGGAATCGTCGCCAGCTAGAGCTTCTGTAGAGCTTCGCTGCTCAGCTGCGTCACACCTTGACCGGGAGTCGCTGCCGCTGTAGGGTTTTTGCGTGCCTAGCGCAAATCCGCAGATCCTGAAGCTGCGTCTTTAGACTAAGCAAACTTAAGCTAAAGCCAGCAAAACAGGATGCAAGCACTGCGCGACCATGAGCCTTGAAGAGTATTCAGCAGATATAGTTCGTGTTCCATTGCTGACATCCGACGAAGAGATAATACTTGGGGGATATATCCAGAAAATGATAAAAATTCTCAGGGACAACGGGCTAAATGAACAAATATCGCAAAAAAATCTTCTTGATTCCACTAAAAATTTAAGTCCAGAAGCGAGGTTAGTAATAAAAAGAGGGCTGAGAGCAAGAAGTCGAATGATTTCAGCAAACATGAGGCTTGTGATCGCTGTCGCAAAAAAAATCAAAACAACGCAAACTCATCTTACGATTCAAGACTTAATTCAGGAAGGCGCAATTGGCTTGGCCAGAGCATCTGAAAAATTTGAACCAGGCCGTGGATATAAATTCAGCACTTATGCCTACTGGTGGATAAGGCAAGGAATAGTAAGGGCCACTGAGTCTCAAGAGAAGGCAATTCGGATGCCATCGAATGTGCAAAAAACAGCAAGGCAAATCAGAGAAACCAGAGATAAATTGACGTTAATTCTCAAAAAAGAGCCGACAGTCGCTGAGATAGCTATTGACATGGAAGAGGACATAGAA